TATTTGGGCGCTCCGGCCTTGAGCTGGTTCCCATGCTTTCCCAGGGCAGCGGTGCGATAAAGCTACTCCAGGAAAGAGCCGAGACATTAGGGCTTACATTCTCAGAAGTTGAGGGCCAGCAAGCAGAAGATTTTAATGACTCGCTGACTAATCTTAAGGGCGCAACTATGGGGCTGGCTCAGGCTATTGGCAGTATTTTAATCCCTCACTTGACCAAAATGTTCACGCATATGGCGGCGGGTATAATTTATACCCAACAGTTCATGGCTGAACAGGTTGAGGCTTACGGGAAAACAGAAGAAGAAATAAAAAATAACGAGAAGGCGCTAAAGAAGTACGCCACCGCCTTTGACTATCTTGCAAATCCTCAGTTAGTTTTTATCGACCTTGGTAGGCGAATCGGTAAAGCCATAAAGGGGTCAGGGCGGGAAGCCGAAACAGCAGAAGGTCGGTTTAAGTCGTTTGGTAGTATCCTTGAAGAGCTAAATACTCAATTCGAAACGGTCGGATCGTCTATAGAATCACTCTCCGATGGTGGTTTAGAAAATATAAACGAGGGGCTGGAAGACACAATAGACACACTTGCCGAGTCAGAGCAGTCCTGGCGTAATTATGGCATAACGGTTTCCGGTGTTTTATCCTCAATGGCCTTGCAAATGGCGAGCCTTGACTCAAGCTCTACTGATATGTTTTTAGACCAGCTTAACGTGAGAACGGATGCGGTTGATAGCTTTATGAATGGCTATCAAATGAAAATGATAGATACCTATGACAGAGAATCGGCATTACATGATAACCGCATGGTTATGCTTGCACTCTGGCAGACGGGTCTCTATAACGCAGCTGGCGTAGCTTCTGAGTTTTTCGGCTCATTGGCTACCATGCAGCTGACTGATTTGCAAATAGCACTCCAGACTAACGCTGCGGCAAAACAGTCTTTAAAGGATAGGTTTGAAGCTGGAAAAATATCTGCAAGAGATTATGAAGCGCAGATGAATAAGTTGACAAAAAACGAAGAAAAACAAAGAAAGGAGCAGGGGGCTAAGTACAAAGCCTTTGCTATCGCTCAAACAGTTGCCGACACCTATAGGGCGGCTCAAGGGTCACACGCAGCACTTGCGAATATACCTTATGTCGGGCCTGCACTGGGTATTGCGGCGGCTGCTGCTGCCGTAGCCTCCGGATTAGCAAGAGTCGGCCAGATCAAGGCCCAGCAGTTCCGGCAAGGCGGTATAGTTGAGGGCGGTCCGATGCTAAGCGGTACGGGCGAAGTAATGATCGGGGCGACTCCTGGTGAGGGGATTGTCAACCGTAGGGGTATGGAACGATTAGGAGCTGATGGTCTCGAAGCGTTAAACCGTGGTCGGTCATTAACAAATAATGTTACTTTAAACGTGGTAACGCGCGAAATTTCTGATGAATATATAGAATATAGCTTGGCACCGCGGTTAAGGCGGATATTAGCGAGGGCTGGCGCATAATGTTGCGGACTTCTACAAATTTTGATACCTATAACCAGGCGGCCAACAAAAAGCCGGTATGGGTTATTGAAATCGATGGCATTGCAACTAAGTTCGCATCGGGTACTTTTGGTGATATTGATGCGAATTATAAAAAGCTATTAAAGAAGATGGTGGTGAATAACGGGCAACTGGATCGGCTGAAACATCACATAACTTTCCCGAATATCAATTTCACCATTCTCGAGCAAGACGAAACATTGCTTGATTTAATGAATGCCAACGCCTTTATAGGTAAAAAGATCACAGCTAAGATCGGTTTCCAGGAATTAAATATTGCTGATTTCGCGGACTTGGTGCCATGTTATATCAAGGAAGTGCGGTTTATAGATGATTACCAATATCTTGAAATCAATGCGCAGCACCGATTGGCTGGTTTAAAACATCCCATATTCGGTGGTATGGCCACAGCAACGCTTGGCGCTGACCTGACATATGCTGGCACTACGGTTACAGTTGATGCAACCGCATCCTTTACCGCTGCCGGTTCTGCTACCTGGAATGAAACTGGCATCACATTTATTTCTATTGATGATGAGTTGATGGAATATACGGCGAAGCCGTCTGGGACAACATTTACGGTGACGCGCGGCAGTTACGGCAAACAACAAAAACACAATCAAGGCGCAACGGTGTATGAAACGGTATACTTCCACCATTACGCTAAAACATTAATGCGGCTATTGACTACAACTTCAGCTGGCACTAATGGTAGTTACGACCTCGGTATAGCCGATTACGGTCTTGGTATTGATGTGAGCGAGGTGGATACAAATCAGATACTTAATGAAGTTGGCCCATACGGGAAATTAGAAGGTGCAACCAATCGCGGCGGTTACGTCAATCCTGATGAAACCATTGAAAACGGGCTTGATTGGATTGAAAAAAATATATTGAATGTGATGCACGGGTATTTTATTATTACGCCTGAAAATAAACTTGGTGTAAAGTTGGGCGATATGGTAGGCGACAACTATCCGGATTATGCGCTAACTGCTGATGACATTAACGAGCTTCCGGTATACGAGCAACAGTTTGACAAAAATATTACACACGCCAGGATAATGAATGTGATTTATGGTACCGGGCAAGAGGTTTATAAGTATGAATACCAAGCGGCATCATATTCGGTATACGGAAAGTCCCGCAATATGATGATGATAAAGCTCCCAAATCTATTTACTTTTTTCCCGTGGGATGACATAGATGATACGGGTTGTTTGCTTGAGCGGTTTTTTGGTATGTATGGTGACCCTATGGCATTGATCACGCTGCAAACTAAATTGGAGCATCAAGTATTGAGACCTGGTGATCAGTTAAAACTTACACACGCTAAAATACCCGATATTCAAGCTGGCAGTCTTGGAATAACCAATAAGGGCATGGAAGTAACCGAGTCTATAATTACATACCAGGATGGTAAAATATCGCCGAAAGTTGTTTGCGAGTGGCCAAATTCGGTTGATAATGGTAGCATGGCCTTAACAATGGCTATCTGGAATGAAGCCGATATTGATGACACCACGCTAACGCGGGACGCGGATAAGGCAGAAGACAATTTACAGGCCGCCGATGCTTATTTGGATATTGGCAATTCACCACTTTATTATATCGGCTGGCTTGTTGTGGAATTTACCATAACGCCGCCAGGGGACGACGAGGCCGGTTCCGATGGCAGATATATTACGATTTACTTGCAAGGCCAACAACTCACAGATACAAACGATTGGGAGATTGAAAGGCGCGTTTATTATGATGAGCGGTCAAGCGATGAATTTACCGCTGAAGTGGGTTATTACATGAAAGGCAGTAATTATGTAGCTGAGTTGCGCGCACATTGGACGGCCACATCTGGAGGCACTGATCCGACGGTGAAAATGACTAAAGTTAAAATGTTGAGGTTTAATAGCTCAATAACAGAAACGGGATTATAATGGGTAATCCGCGAATACAATATAACAGTATCAACATAGATTTTGACCGTGGTTTTAATGTGTTCAGGCCTCATATCGTGGATAAGCGATCGACTAATGAGGCATCATCAGGCGTATCTGAGCATTTGCATTTTTACGGCAGAGAATATATTGAGGCTGGCTTTAAGCGGTTGCAAAACCATTTTATAATGCAGTTACGTGAATGGTATCGGTACGTGCGCGATGGGTCAGCGTTTAAGCTATGGCTTGACCGGGACCGTGGCGCATACGTGGCGTTCGAGGGCGAAAGCCTGAAAACTGCTAACGAAGTGTCACACACCGCGTTTGCGCGGACATCCAGCAACGACCATCGTATTAATCCGTATACGGGATTGGTTGAGAATATCGCTGCTGGATCGCCACGGTATGAAACCGGGAAATTTGGGCTCGCATTGAGGGTTGAAGGCGCTCAAACCAATTTATGCGCAGAGTCGGAAGATTTTAGTACAACCTGGACGGCATCAAGCATTACCGTTTCAGCCGATACGTCTGATATACTTGACCCTTCAGGCGGTACGGATGCGGATAAATTAACGGCATCTGCGGCTAATGGCACGCTATCATACGACACATCTACGGCTATAACAGATACGTCCGGCACGTTTAGCGTATATTTGCGTGCGCAATCTGGTGGCACAGATAATGTGATAATCGAATTATTGGATACGGCGGGTACGTCATTGGCGACTGAATCGTTGAGCGTGAATCCGTCGTGGACGCGGTACGAGGTCACTTATGTATCATCCGGCTCAATATCTAATAACTGGCGTTTCCGGATTAAAATTGTGAACAACGCTGACGTAATATATGGCTGGGGCGCGCAATTCGAAACCAGAACATTTGCGTCAAGCTACATAAGTACTGACGGCTCGACGGCAAATCGGAACGCAGAAACGGTGTATTGGCCGATTACTTCCGGTGAAGATATTGGCCGCCTGAAAGGTACTATCGCATTTTGGTTTAAGCCTCCGTGGAATTTTTTCGAGGAGCCAGAAGATATGCCGGTGCGTACTTTTTTGATGGTTAGGGATTCCGGCAACAACCGGTGTCTTGAAATATACAGAGATACCGATACAAAAATAAAAGCGAAGTTTGAGGATGCGGATAGCAACACAATGATTGCGCAAGCGGCAACTGGGAATTTAGTACAAAACGATTGGAATCTATGCGTACTTATGTATGACCTGACCGCTGCAGCCGCTTCAGTGAATTGGTATATAAATGGAGTTGAATCGTATAATCAAAATTGGCTTGCGGATCATGATGGGTTGCCAATATATGACGCTGATGATAACGTGATATACTTAGAGCGCACGGAATTTTCGGAAAACTCAATATTACCGAACAAGCCGGATCATTTTTATTTAGGCAATGATTCCAGTGGCTCGCAACCAAGTGATTGCTTAATAGATTCTGTTCTGTTTGATTTGGACGTAAAGTCATCTAATTGGGCCGCGAAACATTATGCACAAGCGCACGATTTTGGATACCGCCGGAATTATTGGAGTTCCGTAGAGCTGGTCGATGCTGAATTTACACCTGAGCTACTCACAGGCGGGAATGTCTATAACTTTGAATTTACTGCAAGAGAGGTTTTAACATGAAAAAGCTATTTGTTATTTTTCTGGCGTTTCTGTTGGTTGCGCCGGTGTTTGCGCAGACGCGAGGTCACAATTTAACCGAGCTAACATCCTTTTTGTCTGCGCCTTCTGACTCGGTTATGTTTATCGTGTTTGACAAATCAAGCGGATCGTGGGCGGCCAAAAAAGGCCATTGGGATGATTTGGTAACGGCAATGCGTGACAGCCTTTTGACCGATGAGGATATTGCCGTTAATTCTATTGCGGGTGACGGTTCGGCTTTGACGGGTATTGCATCAGGCACGGGCGGCATAACTAATACTGGATCAACGACTATAGAGGCTGATTCTGATTCAGACAATTCCGGTCAAATCGCCTTGCAGACTAAAGGCTCTACACGGCTAACGGTTGATACCAATGATGGATATATCGGCATAGGTGATACAGGGCCGGACGCTATGCTTGAAATTGCAGAGGCAGGAGATGTGCCTTTTATGATTTCGAACGGCGCAAGCGGTGACGGCGATTTTATGAAAGTCGATGCATCGGGCAACGTGGGAATCGGTACGGCCTCATCTTCTAATAAGCTTCACGTAAACGAAGCAAGCGGCGCGGTTATCGGCCGGTTTCAAGGCACGACTAATGCAAGCATTTATATCCAAGGCGGCAATACAGGCGATTCTTACCTTCTATTCGGCGATGCGGCAGATGATGATGTGGGTGCGATTAATTATGACCATACAACTAATTCCATGCGGTTCACCGTTAACACATCAGAAACGATGCGGATTGACAACTCTGGCAACGTAGGAATAGGTGTTACAGACCCCGATGAATTGTTAGAATTGTATAAGGTAGGAACACAATTAAAACTTTCAGGTGGAGCTGCTGACTATGCTACTTTTGCTGTAGCTGCTGATGGAGCATTGACAATAACTACTGTGGATGCAGATGCAGCAGAAGGCGATATTATATTGATGCCTGATGGCAACGTAGGAATAGGGACTACAGCCCCCGACAAAGCCCTTGAAATCAACTCAGCTACAGGAGCCAATCTCCGTCTTACCTATAACGATGCGGATGGAAGTGCAACGTATTATACTGACTTTTCAACGACTTCAAGCGGTGGATTAAGCATATCAGCGGTGGATAACATCATAGACCTGAACGGTGCATATCTTGTATCCACACAGAACATTCCTGACCTTGTAGCGGGTGCTGGAAAGACAGCGTATCGGTTTGATGGGACGGATGATTATATACAAGTTTCTGATAATGCGACTATTGATGATATATTTGATAACGGGGGTGCGGTATTTTTTACAATGCACCCAAATTCAGACGGTGAAAATGATGCTGGTATGTTGTTTGAAAAGAATACTGGTTATCTAAATGTTACTGGTGAGTCAGGGGGTGTCTGTTATATTCGCCTACTTCAGAATTTTAGCACTACGGATGGCTATTGGACATCATCAGTGCGAGATATAGCAATTAATAGTTGGAACTCGGTTGCGGTAAATTATAATAATGGTGCAACCTCTAATGACCCGGCTATGTGGGTGAACGGCGAAACGATAGATTTTGTGGAAAACGTGGCACCTGAAGGAGCAAGGGTGTCGGACAATGGTTCTGATATGTATATAGGCAACTTTTCAAGCGGAAATTTCACTTTTGATGGTGAAGTTTCCAGAGCTTTATTCTTTAACTTAGAACTTACAGAGTCCGAAATTCAGGCTTTATCAAGTGGTGCACCTGTCCCTTACAAGTATATAGGGGCGAGTCAGACTGAAATTGCATCGGGCAGCTTAACGGTTGGAAAACGATACAGGATTACAGCCCAAGACGGCGAAGATTTTACGGCTGATGGTGCTGCAAGTAATGATGTAGGAACCGAGTTTACCGCTACCGGAACAAATGTGACCCTCGATGCTAACGATAAGGTTAGGCAAATCGGCTGTGTAGCCCAATACGAACCCGATGGTATCACAGCCACTACATGGCATGATGCAAGTGGAAATGCTTTAGATGGCACTGTGAGCGGTGCTGCTGTTACGAATCCTCAAGAAGAGTTGTACGTAGTGGGTAGTGGTTATGTAGCAGGAGATTTGACTGTTGGCGGTACTGTTAACTATGCTGCAGATGCACAGGCAGATGATGACTATGAAATATCACTTCCAGGTGTCACCGCCCTTACTGCGGGATTGACCGTTACCTTTATTGCTACTACTGCCAACACAGACGGGGCAACACTTGAGATCACAGAGGTCGGCGATGTGGATGCCCTTGTTATTGCTGACGCTGCATCAGTCTCAACTGCTTTGGCTACGGGGGAAATCCTTGCAGGTCAAGTTGTGACTGCTGTATTTGATGGTACTAATTGGCAGGTAACGAGTCGATTAGCCAACGATAGAAATTAAAGTGTTGGAGGAAGCCCAATGAAACACTTGCTCACAGCCCTGCTGCTCTGCTTCCTTGCAACGGCCGGTACACACAATTACCGGACAGGCTTAATGATTAAACACAAATGAGGAGGACACAATGAAGTATTGGAGAGAGGTTTTAATGGTTCTGCTTTTAATCGCCGTGACCTGGTGCTTGTCATCCGGTTTTACACAGCTTTATGTTTCACGGATGAACAATACAATCAAGCAGTATGAAAACAGGGCGGCAAACACCGTCAACTTTATGAACGCAAAGGCGGATCAAGACTTACGGAAAGTAATGAGACAATTAGGCTATAACGTGGAATTGTTACCTGAAACACAGGAGAAAACTCTATGAAGAAAATAATCATTTTACTGTTCATTCTGGCAATGCCTTTAATGGTGCATAGTCAGGGGCTTTTCGATGCGGCAGACTATGATATGTCATGCATTGGAACAACGCCGGATACCACGGCAACGTTTGAACTATACCCGTATATGACGGTACGCTATGCCGCCGCTGATTCAATCGCACAGGATTCGGTTGACATTACGCTTGTCTTTGAAGTGACCGGCGATGAAAATGTTACCCTGCTTAGTGCGGTTCAATGGGAAACATTAGTAACCTATACTATCTCAGCGGATTCAACCGTTGCAAGTGACATTATAACTGATGCGGCTATTCAGAATTACAAGCACGGGCGTTTCAGGGCAACGGGCGGCTCGGACAATCGGACGCTTAACACAGGCGTAACGCTTGAAGTTTGCCGGTTCGGTTGGATAGAATCAAGGAGGCGATAACATGAAAAAGCTGATATTTGTATTGCTTCTGTTTCCGGCATTGGCGTTTGCGCAATGGGGCCAATTTTTTAAAACGTTCAGCGAATTAATCACGTTTGATGCAGGTATATCTATTGATGACTCGATTAAAGTAGGTGCTGATGATTGGATCGGTTTAGGTTCATCTAAAGGTAGATTAGAATTTAAGGATCAACTTGAGGATGTGATTAATGTAAAGAGCGCATACTTGTTCACCTATGAAGCCGCAGGCGCAGATGTTTTGACTGGATTAAGTGGCGCATCAGACGACGGCGAAGTACAGGTATACCAAAACAATTCAAAGGTGATCAGTTTCAATGCGGCAAGCGGTGCAGATAGCTACATTAACACATCCGGCAAGCTTGGCATAAACGATGCATCACCGGACAGCACACTTGACGTTACCGGCTCTGGCGCATTCTCAGGCAACTTAAAAGTTGGCGGCAAGATCACGGCAACGGGTGGAGTTGATCCGCCTTATATATCCTTCAATGCAGAGACAGAGGCCAGTATTCGCAAACGCTCAAAGGGGTTAATGCCGGATCAGGCGGTGATGCTATTTTGGAATGAAGGCGGCAAGCTCGGCCTGTATCATGTGGAGGAGGATAGATTCTATTATATCCCGTTGTATCCGGCTGACCATATCGAGAACCAGCGCAAGACATTGATGGATGGAATTATTATTGAATAGAATATCTATTGACAATACACCCCAAAATGATTAACTTTTAGAGAATCCCAAAACAGGAGGCTCTAATGAAAAAGATAATCATTGTACTATGTCTTGTATTGACAATGTCAGTACACGCACAAAGCCATATCGCTGGTGTGAAAATCTCATCGCCCCAGCTTGACGGCTGGACCTTGGGACATATGGCAAAAGGCGCTTTAGTCTACGGGGCTGGCCGTGCGATCGGCTTAAACAAAACACAGTCCGTTCTGCTTTCGGCATTCATGGCATTTAACTACGAGCTGTTCCATGACGGGCTTGGAATAGGCTACAGGTCTGACCCGTCCGGGGCTGACTTTGTAGGCGACTTAGCCGCTGATTGTTTGGGGGCTATTATAGTATGCGGGATTGAGGTGTTGTTACGCATTGACAAGAGAATAGACTTATACGCTTACGGTGGGAGATTTGGACTGGCAATATCATTATGATTTACAAACAAGGAGAAGTATCGCATGGCGTCTGCTTTTAAATCCGATGGCAATGGTGGAACAGTTGTTAATATTGGACTGCCGAATCTTAAACCGAAAACAGCGAAGCTCACACTGACACTTGGTATCATTGTCACACTGATCATAGCAATATCAGGCTGGGTATACAAGGCAGGCGGGCTGGTTTATGCACAATCTCAACACAAGGAAGCAATAGAAGCTAATAGCGCCGCTATTGTATCGCTTACTTCACGATTACGAGGTACCGAGGCACTAATGGGTCAGCTCAACGAAAAAATGTCGATAACAGCCAATGATGTCGATTGGATAAGAAAAACGATTGACAGGAAATATAACGAATAAGCCATGAAACTCTCAGAAAAACAAGCAGATTTTCTTTGGATGGTTGTAGAGCTTCTGCAGTATGTAAAAGTGGCATTAGAGGTTGATGAAACTTTTATCAAGGTAACTTCCTGGACTCGGACAATACAACAGCAGCTGATGCTTTACAAGTCCGGCAAATCTAAAACCATGAAGTCTAAGCACTTGTTGGGGTTGGCTGTAGACTTTGCACTCTTTAAAGATGGCAAGTTTTTAATCGACAATCCCCTATATAATATAATGGGTATGAAGTGGAAAGCAATGGGTGGGGTATGGGGCGGTGATTGGAGCTTTCACGATCCGTACCACTTTGAATACAACGAGAGGAAGCGTCTTGAATATCAAAAGAAGGAAGCCGAGCGGGAAGCCCTTACAGCTGCCAGTAGATAAATTGCCGGTACCCGATTTGCCCGAAATAAAAAAAGTCAAGGGTTTAGAGTGGCTTTGGTGGAAACTAAACGGGAATAAGCGCAATATAGGTTTCGCCATGCAAGGGGTAGGATATATATTAACAATATGGATGCCTGCAGGTTGGGGCCTTGTGGCTATCGGCGGTATACTTACAGGCGTAGGCGTTATACACGATCAAGTTAAGAAAAAAAAGGACGGAGACAATACAATATGGGACAGGGTGCTGGAGATTGTTAATTTAATTATTGAATACCTGAAAGGAGTTAAAAAATGATTGAATGGTTGAAAGGTAAAAAGACTTTTATAGTGGCAGGGATATTTTTAGTCCTTGTCGTGTTGTTCGCAGTCGGTATAGTGGTCCCCGAATGGGTGTTTGGTGTTTTAGGCGGGCTTGGCCTTGCTACATTCCGGGCTGCCATCTCCGAAATATCCGGTAACGCCGGATGGAAAACATACGTCGCCGCTGTTTGCGTAGTAGCAATATCGGTTTGCAATGCGCTGGGCCTGGCTTTGCCGTTTGATGTGATTTACGGCATACTGGCAGCCCTCGGCATAGTGGGTGTGCGTGACGCAGTAAGTAAATTGTAATTCCCCCTCTCCCTCTCTCCCTCCTTTCTCGCACGGGCTGGCTTCGGTTAGCCCGTGTTTTTATTTTAAAAATAAATAAAAAAAGCCTTGACTTTTATGATCTGTTTGATTAACATATAGGTGAGCAATAAAGCGGAGGCGACATTGAAACTCACAAAAACAAATAATAACGAAATTAAAGGGCGGGCTTGTATTGCTCAAATACCCCCCGGAACCCCCTCCGTTGCCCGCCCTAACTGTAACCACGCCCACATAGTCCGGCATGAGCAGACCCGTGCCTATCAACAGACTTACACCTCCTTGCCTTCGCATCTTGTTTTCGGCACTTGTGATTCCTGCCATTCTACGCTTACGCTTGGCTATGTGGTGTGTGGTATTTTTGGATACGTTGAAGTACCTAACAACAGGAGGGGATAATCATGTTGACGCTTACAGACAAATGGAACATCAAAGACATCATTGCAGAGGTGCTTACAAACCCTGATAGTAGGTCAGACAAGCAGAATGTCGCCTTTGAAATTGTAGACGAAATATCGAGAGATTTTGGAAAAGATGGCGAGCAATATGCTAAAGATTTTATTAATGAAACATATATAAATATATCTGTTAAACAAGGAGGGGATCATGATTTTCAAAAAGTTTAGTCCGCGAGATATTAACATTGCATTAGACGTTATCCGTGCGATGAATGATGCGGGATTAAAATTATCAGATTGGGATTCGTTGAGCGTTGAAATATCAATAGACGATGAATTAAAAAAAATGCATGGTTGGTATTATGATGGAGATGCTCAGCAAGTAATTTCGGATTATCTTAATGCGACTGGTACAAAGCGAATCAGGAGGGGATCATGACACTCGACAAAAAAGTGCGGTATTACAAAGAGTTGCGGGAACGGGCCGAGAGTTTATCTAAAGCCATTGACGCTCTGGATAAATTGCTTGAGTTGCTTGCCATTGACCCGAATAGCGAAGCCGGTCAGCGGATGCAAGCGATTAACAGAGCCGATCTTGACTTGCAGAAAACCATTAACTCATATCAGTATTAAGGAGGGGAAACCATGCGAGAAACAAGACCGTTAAACCCGCCGGAAAACTGGAAAGCAGAATGCCCGGTATGTGGTGGCGACTTTGACTGCTACCTTGAACAGAACGAAGTGACTTGGGAAGATGAAGCGGTTTGGGTGTGTGATAGATGTTTTGAAGATGGTGTGGTGTGCAAGAGCTGCGGAGAGTTTGAGCCGGACAGAATGGGTTCATTTTGCACGGGCTGCAATGATAGCTTGACAATTATTGAACGCATGGCAATGGAATAACCACTCCTTTCCCTCCGAACGGCGGGCAGGTCTTTCTATGGCTTCGGCCTGCCCGCCACTTCTAAAGGGGAAGGATAGAAAGAGAGGGACATAATGGAAACAGGAACAGACGTCATTGGTATCGAAAAAGCTCTCGATATAGAACCCACGGGGTTCTCGTTTTCGGGTGACATTGGAAAACTTGCGGAAGCTATGGCAAAGGCTCAAAGTGAAATACGCACGGCTGTAAAAGACTCAAAGAACCCTTTTTACAAAAGCAGCTATGCCGACTTGACTTCGGTGTGGGATGCTTGCCGCGGACCGCTTTCAAAGAATGGGCTTGCTGTTCTGCAGCCCACTACAACGGCCATCAACGGCGAAGTGGAACTGGTGACGTTTATTATTCATTCAAGCGGACAGTGGGTCAAGGGTACTTTAAGAGTCACGCCTGGAAAAATGAAAGGGCAAAGCTTTGAATTATCAAAAGACCCCCAGAGTTTAGGATCTGCTATTACGTATGCCAGACGATACGGACTTGCCTCTATGGTCGGGGTTGCGCCAGAGGGTGATGACGATGACGGCGAAAAAGCTATGGGAAGAACTAAAAGCGGCGATCAGCTTTCGGAAGCATCAAGGGCGTTAGCTTCCCGTATGTATGACTTTCTCTGTGCTAAATACAACGGGAAAGTTGAGGGTGTTCAAGCTGAAATTAAGCAGACCTGTAAGGATGAGGGACTGCCCGTTGTGGCTAAGTTCGGCAAAATGACTAATGATGCGATCACGCACCTTTGGAAAGTCTGGGGCAAGGAAGTTATAGAATTCGAAGGGAGTGCAAAATGATAAACCAAGTAACTCTGGTGGGACGCACGGGCAAAGACGCTGAAGTAAAGTATATTGCAAGCGGTACGGCGGTTGCCAATGTGTCCGTGGCCACTACTGAAAAGTGGAAAAAGGACGGACAAGCCAAAGAACGGACTGAATGGCATAACGTTACATTCTGGGGCAATCTGGCAGAAATAGCAGGTGAGTATTTAAAGAAGGGAACGCTTGTCTATGTCCAGGGCAAGCTCCAATATGATGAATGGGAGAAAGACGGGCAGAAGCATAGGGGTGTTAAGGTAGTCGCCGATAAGATGCAGATGTTATCAAGCAAGGGCGAGGCAAAACCTAAAACATACACAGAAGATGACTTGCCGCCTGGTTTTGAAAAAGCATCACCACCTAAAGACTCAGACCTTCCATTTTGAGGGCATCATGACCACTGAAGAACAAGTCAAGGAAAATTTAAAACGCATCCAGGAAAAGGCCGGGGAAATCGAAAGCATTATGGCAAAGGTCAAAATGCTTGAGTCCGAGATAGCGACGCTTGAACGCCAAAACCGGATGCTTGAAGGTGACGGGATATATAGTTGCTTGAAACCATACGGGAATGACTAACAATGACTGGGGCAACCTGTACGCACACAATAACTAATAACGGCATAGGGTTGGAAAATGAGACACGGGTTGCCCCAGAGGAGGTTGACGGATGGAATATATAATGGATATACTTAAACACGAAGATATACGGCTTGTGGATGGACGTTATTCTGGCGGGTTCGTAGATGATGTTGAATTAGAATTACTTGTGCAACGGGAACTTGTTGAGGTATATAGAAAAGATGACGACAGCCCTGCTTTTGTAAGGTTGCCACGTTGAAAATAACCGCCTACAACACACCGCTACACACCCTGCTCACCGTCAGGCTATGGGCATGGTGGGTTAAGATAACATTTATATGGCCAAGATGCCTTATACATATAAAGTATGCTTTACGTATGTTTAGAATATACTTAATCACAAAGGGCTACCATGCATCCCTGCCGACTAAACGATAACCAGCCTTGCCAGCACGCCGTTGAACGAGAGGGCGTAGTCTACTGTTGCAGCAGGCGTTGCAAGGGGACAAATATCACCAAGCTAATGCTGAAATGTCCGGCGAAAAGGAGGGGAAAATGACACAGGCGGTACTCGATATGCCTACTAAAGAGAACGTACAGTCTACCCGTAACAGTACGCTTAATTCCATAATACAGTGCGGAAACCGTGACTGCAAAAACTATTTTCATGCCAGGCGTAATACGGCTACTTACTGTTCAGACGCTTGCAGAGTTGCCGAATACCGTTATCGCAAGGATGAAAAGCGGGCAGCCAGGCGGCAAGAGCGTCGAGACTTCTGGAAAGCGGAAGCCGAGACTTGTAAATATCTGCCAGACTTAATCGCCCTTGCTCTTGCCAAGTACGAACAGGGCTATCGCTATTATAAGATAGACGCATTGACAGGTGAATATATTTGCGCTTGCATTAGAGACGGAAAAGACGTATCTTTAAACAACAACCTGCGTCCGCATTTAGCAAGGTTGATCGAGGCGGCTGATCCGAGGTTGGCTAACTTTTTTAGGCATAAGGAGAAATAGGATTGAAAAGATTTACAGACGCTAAAAAATGGGACAAGCCCTGGTTCCGCACCTTGCCACCGAAAATGAAATGCCTATGGTATTACATACTTGACAAGTGCGATAATGCCGGAGTTATCGAATTAGACATTGATGCTGCCAGTTTTATGATAGGTGCGCAAATCACGATAGACGAAGCGGAACAACATCTAAACAAACAAATCAAGAGAGTGAATGGCAATAAATGGTGGATAGTAGACTTTATTAAATATCAGTATGGTAGTCTTTCAGAATCTTGTAAACCTCATTTACAAGTTATCTCTCTTTTAAAGAATCATGGTCTTTTTAAAGAGTATGCAAAGGGTATATATACCCTCAAAGAAAAGGATAAGGATAAAGAACAGGATAAAGGTAAGGACAAGGACAAGGAAAAAGAAAAAGAAAAGAAACATAAATACGGTGTTAATAAAAATGTTTTACTGACTGATCGGGAACTTGAGCGATTAAAGAAAGACCATACCGAAACGGTGACACTCCTTGCTATTGATTATTTGAGTAATTACAAAATCGAGAAGGGGTATAAAACTAAGTCCGATAATCTGACGTTGCGAAGGTGGGTGTTTGGTGCAGTCCAAAAAAACATGAAGCCGGAGGATTTGGAAAAAATGAAACGTGAGGTAATGACAAAAGTAGAGGGGGTATTCGGTGAGTAGCGTCAAATGGTCAGCCACCAAGCGTGAAGCCATGCAAAAGGTGAGCGAGGTGTTTGGTGACTAACCCTGAAACAGCCGTCCTTGCCTGCTGCCTGCTTGATGCCGAGGTTATCCCCCAGGCAACCGAGGCGCTGCAGCCAAACGACTTCGAATGCCCGAAGCACCGCCAAATATTTCAAACGATTGCTGAGGCGGATGGCGCCGTTGACAAGGTGACTTTAGGCGAGGCAGGTTGTAACGCTGAACTGTTAGGCGAAATAGCAAACTATATCCCCTCAGCCGTTCCGGTGGCTGAATATATCGAGCTGGTTTTAAAACATAGCAGGCTCCGCAAAATTCAGGCTTTGGGTAAGACTTTATACGCTATGCAGGACTTCGAAAAAGCGGTCGAGTATACTGAAAAGGCGCTGACTGCGATTACGGAAAACCGAGCGGAACAGGATGAGACATTCGCAACGGCTTTGCATGAGTTTATAGACGAAGTGGACCGCCGGAAAGCCGGTGAGATAATCGGGCTGGATTGTGGGTTAGGGATAGGCGAAATCCAGAAGGGTCAGCTTATTTACATAGCCGGACGCACCTCACATGGTAAAACGTCTTTAGCGACCCAGCTTGCCGGGCGTTTTGCGCTTGCCGGGAAAGCGGTCGGGATTATCAGCCTTGAAATGACACGCCGGGAAATTGCCGGACGTATGGTTGCTCAGGTTGCAGACGTACCGTACTGGAAGTATGAGACGGCGAGATTAGACAATAACGAGTGGCTGAATATCAGCCAGAAAATGGGCGAAATCGGCAAAACGAAAGTGTTTATTAATACCACTACAGATACGGCCATGCAGATCAAAGCCCATGCCCGTAAGTGGTTCCGCAAAGAAGGGATAGACGTGCTGATCATTGATTACATTCAACTCATGCAGGGTTCTGGCGATAAGCGTAACTATGTCTTGGCCGAAATATCAAGGGAGCTGAAAAAGTTAGCCGGCGAATTGGAGATACCGGTTATTTGCCTGTCACAGCTTAATCGTGATTCAGAGCGGGAAAACCGGAGACCGAGGCTTTCAGACTTGCGGGATTCAGGAGCGATAGAGCAAGATGCGGACAAGGTGATATTTGTATACCGCCCGAATTATAACAAAGGCAGTAACGAGCCGGAAGAGGAAGCGGAGCTGATAGTCGGCAAGAACCGGAACGGTCCGACAGGGATCAGAAATGTACTGTTTAAGTTGGAGTCAATGACTTTTAAAGAACAGATAGGAGAGTCGCCATTTTAGAACGCCAATTAACAGCCCAATCCGGCACTATCCAGAAGCACCTACCGCCCTTATACCATTGGGAGCGCATATTCGATGTTGACAATAAGCGCAGACATACCAATGGATATGACGGGCTTTTACTCAAAGGGAACAATGCTTATTGCGTAGAGGTGAAAATGGCAAACGCTGGATTGACAAATACCGAGCGGGCAGCGGAAAAGCGTCTGCGAGAGGCGGGTTGCAAGTATCTTGTCCTGCGTTGGTTTGGTACGGATGAGAAGCCGGATATATGGCGGTTAGAGGATGGTGGGCAAGCGTGGCATGGGTCACTTAGAAACTGTTTAAAAGGATTGGAGGGTTAACATGAAATGCAAACATAAGTGGGAGGCAACTGGTAGACAGACACGGGTAGGGGTTGATGTGTATATGGAATTATTGATAGAATATGTTTGTACAAAATGTGGTGATAAGAGGTGGTTTTAGAATGTTAGTTGAAAATACATTATTCGGCGAGGTTGACAAGGTTGCTATTGCTATCAAACGGTTGCAGATGTTTGAACCGCCTGAAGGTTACTACCTTGCGTTCTCCGGTGGTAAGGACTCGATAGTGATTAAGAAGTTAGCAGACATGGCAGGGGTAAAGTATGATGCCCACTATTCAGTAACCACGATAGACCCGCCAGAGCTTATCTACTTTATGCGTGAACACCATAAAGATGTGATTTGGGATAAGCCAAAAATGCCGTTTTTGAAAATGATGGTCAAGCGGGGTTTCCCCCAAAGGCAGAGGCGCTGGTGCTGTAAAGAATACAAAGAGGGTGGAGGGTCGGGACGGTTGGTAGTGACGGGTGTACGTTGGGCTGAGTCAGCGAAACGAGCGAACCGCAAAATGTTAGAGGCGTGTTATAATGATGTGACGAGAAAGTTTTTACACCCAATTATAGATTGGGCTGACACTGATGTATGGGAATTTATTAGAAAACAGAACTTGCCTTATTGTAGGCTCTACGATGAAAATTGGCAACGGATTGGCTGTTTATTTTGCCCAAATGCGACAAATAAAGAGAAGCAATTACACGCTATACGATACCCGAAGTTCGCTAAATGTTTTGAGAGAGCGTTCCAATTATTATGGGAAGATAGAAAAGCAAAGGGGTTAAAATCGGTTGACCGGTGGGAGAGTGGTAAGGCTATGTTTGATTGGTGGTTGGTAAGCCGAGTCAAAAAAGAGGACAAATCACAAGTTAGAATATTTGACTAAGGAGGACTAACATGATACACTGGGCATGGTTACTATTGGCATTTTTCGCGGGCATGGGCTGTTTGTTATTTGCTCAGTTGCCAGGCTTTACTTCCGCTTGGAACCGAGAAGCAGAAGCCCGAATGATAATCAACAGCCTGCTATACGCTGATCAGGCAGGCAGACCGGATGCGGAAAAGCGGGCTGAACTTTGGCTAAAGGAGGGTTGAGTTATGGAAAAGCCGAGAGATATTCTTGAAGGCGGTATGAAAGATATGTATTGGAAGGGCTACGACAGAGGCTTTGAGGCCGGACAACAGAGCGTCCCATACGACCCGTGCGCTTGTAAATTTCATGAGGACGGTGAGACAATACTTAAACCGTGTATGGCTCACAAGAAATGGAAAGAGAGCGTCCTATCCGTTGAGGAAATAGTGGAGACTTTGCCGGAAAAGCATTATTTCAGCATTACTAAAAAGGGTCATTGGATGATACGCGAACAAGCTGCATTTACAACGGCACTTTCCGGTCTTGACCTTGCCTCACTCAAAAAGCAGATAGAGGGAATGAAAGATGAATCTATTTGACAGGCTTATATACCGTCTATTCTATTGGCGGTATGATAAAATATTCAAAGATAACCCACAACTGCTTGAGTTTTTTGTTGGGCATATTCAGTCTTACCAAGATCAACAAGAGCGTGAACTTTCAAAGGAGTGAGTGATGAAAACTATACTTGAGTATAGAATGTGGCAAGATGGCGAGCCATTTATTATTCGGGAAGATAAAGACTACAAGGTCACGTACAGACATTCAAACGATACCTTAAAAGAGACTCTTAATCACTTCAAGCAGTTCCTTCAAGCGTGTGGATATTCTATAAGGGGTGACATTGAAATCGTTGAGGAAATTAACCAAAGAACAGAAAGGAATTAACAATGGGAAAAACAGCCAGAGGTAAGCGTGACGGTACGGGTCCGCATAAAAACAGCCCTCGCAAAGTCGGCCGCAGACAAGCAAGCGGAAGGCCGTGCCCCGTGAAAAAGAGAAGATGATAAGAGGTTACCCAAACAGCGTAACGCAGAAAGCGTAAAGGAGGAGAGATGAAAAGAGGCACAATACAAGCAGGCATACTCGCCCTGCTGATCATAGCAGGCGTGATCTTTCTCCGCTGCATCCCTGACGGGAACACCGACACACTGCTGGTCAAGATTGACAGACTTGAAACCGAGAGGGATTCACTGGCTTTCCGGTGTATGGCTTTGTCTGATATTATCGGACAGAACGAGATAACGATTGACTCACTTGTAACAACCGCCGAGGCTCAGTTGTTACATATTGCCGACCTGGAAATGCTTTCAGATAGCCTCATGCTAATGTCGGAGTGGTTACGTTCTGAGTTGTACAGTGCTACATTATTAGTGAGTTTTTTAGACTCTGCCCTTACGCTCTGTAAAAATATTTCAGGCCAGAGCCTTACGATTACATGGGATAGGAGCACCGAACCCGACCTTGCAGGGTATCGCGTTTACAGGGACGGCGTGTTTCATGTCGAAGTTCCCGACACGTTTTACAAACCTGTCGAAGCAGGAGTGTATGACATATCGGCGGTTGACGTAGTAGGCAACGAAAGCGAACGGGTTAGAGCGGAGGTGTTGAAATGAGGCGAAAAATAAAATACGTGCGAGAGGGTTACCGAGTTCATAACCATGTAGTCGCCTTGAAAAAGGATGAGTGCGGGCTATGGCTGAAAGCGTATCTGATCCCGGCAAAGCGAGAGTACAAGCGGTGGCACAATGACAAGACGTTTCCGCTGAAATATAGGCTCCGTGCCATTTACAACGGCTATGATTATAACGGGTGGATATTTTGAAGGTTCCTAAGCCAAAACACAAGCGTAAAAAGCGGTCAAGACCTGGTGGAGTCCAGAGGCGGATGAACCTATATCGAGAGGCGCACCCTGTATGCGAATGGTGCGGTATCAAGAGAAGTGTTTTAACTCATCACATACACACCGTAGGCATGGGCGGTGTTCCGGCTGACCATTGGAAACATAGCGAACGGAACTTCGCCGCCCTTTGTGATGCTTGCCATCGGCGGGCGCACCAATATCCGAACGTGGCTAAAGCGTATTTCGAACAGGTCAAAGGAGGGTGAAATGGATTATAATGAGTTTTTAAAAAGGAAGTTGCAATGTGATGAGGATTCCGGATTTAAACCTGTATGGATACCAGACTTTCTTTTCCCGTTTCAACAGATGCTTACGGAGTGGGCTATTAAGAAGGGGCGCGCTGCTTTATTTGCTGATTGCGGGCTTGGAAAAACTCCGATGCAACTTGTTTGGGCTGAAAACCTTGCGAGGAAATTTAATAAAAATGTTCTTATAATTACGCCCCTTGCGGTTTCTTACCAGACTATTAGAGAGGGGGAAAAATTTGGGATAAAAGTCGTGAGGTCTATTGACGGGAAGGTGACCAATAAAATAACAGTGACTAATTACGAGCGATTGCATTATTTTGATCCGCAAGATTTTGTTGGTGTAGTTTGTGATGAGTCGAGCGCTATAAAGGCCTTTGACGGAAAACGCCGCAAAGAGGTTACGCGGTTTCTGTCTAAAATGCAATATAGGCTTTTATGTACGGCAACGGCGGCGCCAAATGATTACATAGAGCTTGGTACGGCTTCGGAGGCTTTGGGGTATATGGTTCAATCTGATATGTTGGAAATGTTTTTTAGGTCTTTGGATAATATGAGGCATACTTTATTTAAGGATGGTGATTTTTGGAATCGTGCAAAATATGCATTGAAGCCACATGGTGAGTTGCCTTTTTGGCGCTGGGTATGTTCGTGGGCGCGCGCCATGAAAAAACCTTCTGATTATGGATTTAATGATAATGGTTTTATCTTGCCGGAGTTGAAAGAAGTCCAACATATTGTTGAATGCAACCGCCCTTTTAATGGCGAATTATTCCCTAAAATCGCAGTAACATTTAAGGAACAGCGAGAAGAGCGTAAATTAACGATGAATGAAAGATGTGAAAAAGTTGCTGATCTTGTGAAGGACAACTTCCCCGCTGTTGTATGGTGCCAATACAACTATGAGGGCGATTTGTTGGAAGGCCTTATACCTAATGGAGTTCAGGTTGCTGGGTGTACACCGGATGATGAAAAAGAGGAAAAACTGCTTGCGTTTACGGACGGGGAAATTCCGATATTGATAACCAAGCCGAAAATAGGCGCATGGGGCCTTAATTGGCAGCATTGCGGACATCACACATTTTTCCCGTCGCATTCTTTTGAGCAGTATTATCAAGCTGTGCGAAGGTCTTTGCGGTTTGGCAGGGTCGATCCCGTTGTTGTGGACATTGTAACGACTGATGGAGAAAGAGGTGTGCTTGCAAACTTGCAGGGAAAGCAAAAACGAGCTGATGGTTTATTTACTTTTATTGTCCAAGAGATGAACAATGTTATAAATCTGAAAATTGAGGATAAACATAAAAAAGAAATGGAGGTTCCGGCATGGCTATAATAAATCAGGAAATTACAGAAAAGTATGCAGCATATAACGCTGATTGTATGGAAGTTCTGCCGACCCTTAAAAAAGATTCGGTTGATTTTTCTATATATTCACCGCCGTTCCCGGAACTGTATCAGTATAGCAACGACCCGCGTGATATGTCAAACTGCAAAGATTATGACGAGGGAATTGAGCAATTCGATTTTATTGTTAATGAAATATCAAAACTAACAAAGCCGGGAAGATTGACCGCCGTGCATTGCATGGACTTAAAGCGTGGTAACGTTTATCAGAAAGATTTTCCTGGTGACATTATTAAAGTCCACGAAAACAATCAATTTAATTTTTTTTGCAGGATAACGATATGGAAGGACCCTTGGTTAATTGCAAGGCGGACAAGGATGCGTAGTCTGATGCACAAAACAATAGTTGAGGATTCAAGTAGGTGTAGGGTTGCTGGGCCTGATTATATACTTGTATTTAAAAAGGGTGGTGAAAACGAAGTGCCAATCATACATGAGCATGGATTTAAGCAATACATCGGTGAGCTTCCGGTGCCAGAACACCTTATAGTAAAATACTATAATTTTAAGGGTGATCAAAAACTGAACAAATTAAGTCACTGGATTTGGCGTCGCTATGCCTCTCCTGTCTGGACTGACATTAGATCGGGGAGGCTTTTGCCGTATCGTGAAGCCAAGGAAGAGCAGGATGAAAAGCACGTATGCCCACTACAACTTGATGTTATAGAGCGCTGCCTTGTTCTTTGGAGTAATTCTGGCGATGTTGTGTTGACTCCATTTATGGGCGTTGGTTCAGAGGTTTATTCTGCCTTGAGGTATGGCCGGAAGGCTGTTGGTATTGAACTAAAAGAAACCTATTACCGCCAGGCATTGAATAATATTTATCAATCAGTTAATGGAACGGATAAAGAAGATCAAAACAACTTATTTTCCGCCGTAGAAAGCGAGTCAGCTAATGCGTAGGCTCTACATAGCAGGCCCGTACTCTGCGGATAACGTTATTACCGTCCTTAATAATATGCGGAAGGGTATGCGGATATCGACAGAGGCTTTTCTTGCAGGATTTGCCCCGTTCTGTCCCTGGTTGGATTATCAGTATACGCTCATGCTCCGAGAGGGCGAGAGTCTGACCGTGCCGGATTATTACGGTTACTCAAACGCATGGCTTGAAGTATCAGACGGTATACTGTTAATCGAGGGCTGGGAAAACTCAAAGGGCGCGCTTGCCGAAAAAGTCCTTGCCGAGAAGCTGGGCATACCCGTCTTTTATAGGCTTGAGGACGTTGTAGAGCATTTTAAACCTGTAAGGGATGGGAACGGATGAAACCTGACAGCCAATGCGGACGAACTGCTATCAAGGCATACGGCGAATGCCTCAACATGAGCCATGACTTCGGCGGGTTGAGAGTAACCTGCAAGGTGTCCGCTCCGTTCTGTTTTTCTACACTTATTGACAAGTGAGGATGAAATGAACGAAAAATATTCAGAATATAGATGTGAGAATTGTAGTAAATTTTTCATCCTTGAAAGTAAGCAATCTAAATCTATGCCATATTGCCCATATTGTTCTGATGATTGGTTTGTTGAGTTTATAGCAGAAATATTTGTTGTAAGACCAATTAAACCCGTTTCAAACGGCTCATAAATGGCTCATATAGTTAATTGATAATTGTATGCAGAATATAACGGAGTTCATTATAATGCGCAAACGTTCACCAATAGTGAACCATGATCAGTATTTTTAAACTATCGGTCTGACTGATCTTTCACTTTTACCAATCATTTCAGCAAACGCTGAAAGGAGAGAAAATAATGGATGCAGTTTTTGCTTTTTTAATGGGATTCGGTTTGGGAATGTGCGTAACTGCACAGATTTGGAAATGGCACGAGCGGAAAAGGAGGACACAGAATGAAAGTACAGATAACAAATGAAGATGGAGTTCGATGGTATAAAACAGGCGAAGTTTATGATGTATGGGATGACCTACAATATCATTTAAAAGATGGGTCATCAAGAAGCATCAGAGTAAAGCACTGCGAACCCGTTCCGGACGATACAGAACTTGATGAAGGAAACTATGACAATGTAAGCAAGCATCTTACAGACTGTAACTGCCATGCGAGGGAGCCTGGAATAATAAAACAGCTCACTTGCCAAAACTGTGGCAAAGTATTTACTACCAATTATGATACAAACCTTTGTCCAAAATGTTATGAGTTCTATACACCTAACCCTACTAACAAGGAATCCATCCTAACCAAACCCGACCGCCAACCCGATGCAGACCCTAAAAAATTACGGTGGAGCCTATTACCCTGGCGTGAACTTGAAGGAGTTGTTAGGGCATTTCAGGATGGTGCAAAACGTGATGGGCGTTGTGTAGACGATTGGAAACAAATGTATGTCGATCAACGGGCGATACTGTTTGATAAAATGATGCGCCATTTAAAGCAGTACCAAGACGGACGCAAGGTAGACAAGGATAGCGGACTACACCCCTTGTCACATTTGATAGCTATGGCACTAATAGCAAAGTGGTTTGAAAACGAGCCGAGGCAAAGTGAATAACACCTCACCCAAAACACAGACTGTCAAGGCCATGCTTGCAAGGTTCCCCAGGGCGACTACTAAATGTTTAGCCCGCAAGCTATACCATGAAAACCCGTTGATGTTTAACAGTGTTGAGCAGGCGAGAACCGTGTTGCGTTATTGGCGGGGTGCACTGGGGAAGAGTCACCGTGAAAAAATATCGGAGGAATTTGTGAGACCACTCAAGGAAGCGGAAGCGAAAAGGCAGAACCCCTTTGGTTTGCCGGAGTCTCAAGCGGATGATTGGAAGCCCATAAAGTTCCCGATAACTAAAGGCAGAGGTGTTATTTTGCCGGACTTGCATATCCCCTACCATGACAACGACGCGATTACCTTGGCTTTGAAATGGGCGAAAAAGGAAAAGTACACCGACTTTGTACTGCTATTGGGCGACATTCAGGATCACTATTCCCTTTCAAGATTCCAAAAAGACCCGCGCAAGCGGAGATACAAAGAGGAAACCGAGGACGTAAACAAGTTTTTAGATGTTCTGGAAAAGCAGTTTCCGAAGGCGCAGATCATTTACAAGCTGGGCAATCATGAGTGGCGCCTCCACCGCTACCTGCAGGCTAAGGCCCCTGAAATATTTGACCTGACTGATTTTATCTGGAAGATGCAGTTAAGGATTAAGGAGCGTGGCATCATTCCGGTCGATCACGATGTTTATATGCGAGTCGGCAAGCTCTCCATCATGCACGGGCATGAGTTGAACGGGGCAAGCGCAACCGTTAATCCGGCAAGAGGGGCGTACCTGAAAGCACATGAGTGCGTATTGATGGGACACTATCACCGTTCAAGCACCCACTCGGAAACGTCTCTAAACAGACGGCTTGATACAGCTTGGAGCCTGGGTTGCCTGTGCTGCCTATGGCCGGAGTATGCAAGGATCAACCGTTGGAACCATGGGTTTGCAGGGCTGGAAGTGAACGGAGATGACTTCGAAATAGAGAACAAGCGTATAGTGAAAGGATTGGTGAGATGAATGTTGACCTAATAAAACAGATGATAGCTGAGAAGTATGTATCTATGCAGAAGCACCCTGACGCTGATTTGTTCATTCTAAACTATACGCAAAAAACGCAGTTTGAGTGGAATTGGAATGAAGCAACCTTGATGTGCCGAGGGCTTATCGTTGATGGAGATTGGAATATAATAGCTCGTCCGTTCCCGAAATTCTTTAACCTTGAAGAACTGCAAAGAGAAGAGCATTGGCAGATACCAAACGAACCTTTTGAAGTGTACGAAAAGCTGGATGGATCACTTGGAATATTGTATTGGTTGGACGGCGAACCATTCATAGCAACCAGAGGGAGCTTTACAAGCGAACAGGCCATTGAGGGAACAAAGATGTTCAGAGAAAGAGAAGCAGATTGGTTTTTATTGAGGAAATATACATATCTATTCGAGATTATTTACCCACAGAATAGAATTGTGATAGACTACGGAAACGAGCGACTATTGCATTTACTTGCAGTCATTGACCCAGAAACAGGCAATGATGTGGATGTTGTTAACCCACACACCATACCGTTCCCGATGGCAAAAAGGTATGATGGGATAAAAGATATTACAAAGCTGCGCGATTTGGACGGAGCCAACAGAGAAGGTTTTGTTGTGAGGTTCCAAAGTGGGTTGCGGATAAAGTTGAAATATGAGGAATACAAACGGCTTCACAGATTAATAACCCACATGAATCCCCGCCATATATGGGAGCATTTACGGGAGCATGGGGATGTGAAACAACTGATCGAGAATGTACCGGATGAGTTTTACACATGGGTACGGGACATTGAAGCCGGACTTCGGCATGATTACGATGTGGTTGATTGCGAGTGTAAGCAAGACTTTAAGGACTACGGGAATAGAAAGACAAACGCCCTGTATTATCAGAAATGCTCATTCCCATCAATACTGTTTAAGATGTTGGACGGCAAAGATTATGCTGATTTAATATGGAAGCAAATTAAGCCGAAAGCGGACGCAGTATTTAAGGCTGAAATTTAACGGGGGCGAAATAGTTTCGAGGTGGTCGCAAATTGCGACTTCCCACGCCGGTGCGATTCCGGCCGCCTCCACTAATAAGGAGTGAGAGATGAAAAACAGCGTGGAAAGCGTAGCAGCCGAGATACAGCTAACTATCGGCAAGATAGAAAAGACCCTTGACACCATCAAGGAATACGCAGACAAGAAGGCCACCACTATTGCCGAGTATGAAAAGGCCCTGTCTATCGCCGTTCTGCGTTTGAAAACTGAAGGCGAGTATGTCAGCGTGATAGACAGGTTGGCAAGAGGTGACTGCTGGAAGCAGAAGTTAGAAGCGGACAAGGCCGAAAGCTATTATCGGAACGCTATCAAGGGACTTGAGGCGTTCGAGGCAATCTTGAACGGATGGCAGTCTATATTCCGGCATCTTGAAGGGAAGGTGAAAACATGAAAACTTGCAGGCAGATATGGGATTATTGGGTGAGTCCGTCAGAGACTAATCATTGGTCAAATTATAAATTCAACAAAAATACGTCGGGGCGGACTTATATGATTGCTGATGTATTCAATGAATTTATACCAAAGGATTATTCTATCGTTGAGCTGGGGTGTAATATCGGGCGCAACTTGGAGTATTTGAGCCAGCGGGGGTATAACAACTTGATGGGTGTAGAGATCAACAAAGCCGCTTATCAACACAGGGTCTATCCAAATATATTAAACACTACGGTGGAGTTGGCGGTGTTTCATGTTAAGGCTGATGTCGTGTTTACCTGCGCTTTTTTTGAGCATCTGCACCCAGAGTCTGAGGGCGTATTTTGGGCGATAGAGAATTGGATCAAACCGGAGTATGTTATAACCCTTGAAGATGAATTGTACAAATCTCCCCGACATTTTCCGAGAAACTATGAAAAGGTATTCAACTGTTACGATCAGGTATATGTTAAGAACTGCCAGCTTGTAAGGGGGTTAAATTATCGGTTTATGTTACGAGTCCAGAGGAGGAAAACATGATAGGCGTACTCACTTACGGAAAGCCGCACAGAAAAACAACCGACTTAGTATTGGGGTTAGTAGCAAGAGGTATTAAGCCTCATATAATTACTACCCTATGGGAAGAGCGCAAGAACCATATCCCCCTGTATCCACACAGACCAACGGGTGGGATTGATCCATCAGTCATGGCTAAGAACTTAGGGCTGCCGATTACCCACCTGGCCCACGTTAATCAATTCAAGTATGAAGAGCTGGATCGAGTTTTGATCGGCGGGGCAGGCATCTTGCCGAAGGAAGTTATTAGTCTCTGCCCGTTTATCAATGCACACCCAGGGCTATTGCCGGAAGTCAGGGGATTGGATGCGCTGAAGTGGTCAATCTATGAGGATCAACTCATAGGCGTAACGGTGCATCAGGTAGGTGAGGAAGCGGATACAGGCCACGTGATATCAAGGCAGATTATCGAGCCGAAGCTGCTTGAGGATTTTTACCACCTGGCTATGCGAGTGTATGAGCTTGAGATCAAGCTATTGATTGATTCGATCGAAGCAGGCAGGCATCTGGCCAGCCGGCAGGAATTGACCGCACAATATAAACCGCACCGCAGAATGAAGCACGCCGAGGAAGTGGTAATGATGGATCGGTATAAACTAAAACAACTTGGTGTTATTAGCTGGCATACAGGAATGGAGGGTCTATGATACTATTACAGATTTTATACGGCTTTTTAGCGTTTACCGGGGCTATCTTTTGGCTATTCTTAATTGTTATAGCCATACTCAGTCAAGGCGATAAATGGGAGGTCAAATGAGGATGGAAAGGAGTGCGCTATGAAAGATCAATCGGATATTTATAAGTATATGGATTATTGTATTAAGGAAAAAGGCAAATATGCTTTTGCGCATTGGATTGCTGTTGTGGGGCTTCCCGAATTTTTGGAAGTATTTGATTATAACGAATACAATGCAAAAAGGTTTTTATCTAAATATTTCACAAAGGGTGCAGTGTCAAAGCAATTAAAAAAAATACGCAGGCATATTGATGATGGTATAAATTTGGGGTTGCCTGGAATATTGCCGTATAGAGTGAAAATTAACAATGATGGGTGGGATAAATGAGACACCGCATAGAAGCCTTTGTAGAAGGGCGTAAGCGGCACTGGACCGGCTGTGGCTGGTCAAGCGAAAAACAGAACGCACAGACCGGGACTTACAACGAAATGATGCACAAGATGGCACGCATGAGAAAAGACGGTATAACGGCTATGGTAAAACAGGAGGACTAATGAGACCGCTTTCACTTGCTGGTATGTTTGCAATACAGGACAAACAGAAGGAATACAGAGATAACGGCAGCGATAGCCTTAGAATCAAGATGGTTTCAACCAGTGCGGAGACTTTAGCAAGCGATGCGTTCCAAGAGCAACAAGCGGAACGGTTCTGTGATTGGTTCGTTCATAACGTACCGCATGGGATCGCCTGCAAGATCAGAAAAAAGCTATTCAGTATAGAAAAAAGTTTTTTGTCTTGAAAGTGTGTTAAATTATTATTAACTTATAGAGTGAGCAAAAATAGAAAATGCCGAGGGTGTGGAGATAAACTTGAGGGGAATCAAGGACAGCGGTATTGTCTATATTGCAGGATCAGGAGAGATCACCCCGCTGAATCACATGATTGCTATACCTATATGCAAAGTAGCGTAGGGTATAGGCTAAAAGCGGGTTTTGGAATGTTAAGAGATTAAGCAGTACAAGTCTGGTGACCCAGACATACCCTCGACAGTAACGGAGATTACCGAAGCTGTTGGAGGGCAAGGCAAACATCCCCCTGGTATATCCAGGACTTGCGCCTGTTTTTGGGTCAAACCTCGACAGGCGTTTTTTATTTGAGCTGGTTTCAAAAACCTGATAAACCTATGGCTGATGTTACTAAAAATCTTGGTGAGTATGCGAAGAAAGGCGGTCCAGGCAGGCCGAAGGGTTCAAGTGGCCGGACTGCTGCGCTTGCTCTGCTTGATAAAATTTGCAGGGAAAGCGAAACTCAAGCTCTGTTCGAGGGCGCACTTAGAAAGATGCTTGCTAAAGACCCTATAGGCTGGTTTAATAAATTTGTAGTGCCTTTCGCACCTAAAGAACTCTCTATTGACATACCCGCCATAGAGCGGGGCTTACTGTTAGTCGAACGCTTTACCGAAGGTGGGAATGGAAAAGACGGCAACGGAAAACATTAGACAACGCCTCAAGCTCTGCAAAGAGCAGGACGAGTTCGTCTTCGGTGATTGGAAGTACGGCGGCTTCTTCGGAGAGTTCGGGAACGGGAAAACGACCTGCGCTATTTTAAGGTCTGAGCGGTTGACGGTTGAGTATCCTGGGAACGTAGGCATGGTCCTGCGTAAGGTCTGGTCTGATAATCGGGATACTACGCTCAAGCAGTTTCATGAGTACTTTCCACAGTATGAAGCGTATTACAAACACTCTCAAAAGGTCCATGTATTCCCGAATGGGTCAACTATATTTTGGCGTGGTATGGATAGGGTGGGCCGCATACAGCAGCTTAACAACTATAACCTGGGCTGGTTCTGGCTTGAACAGGCTGAAGAGCTGGACTCAATGGTATGGAATATCTTGGAAGGGCGCTTGAAGGCGACTACGGTTCCCTTGTCCGGATTTTTAACGGCTAATCCTGCCGGACATAATTGGTGCTGGAAAAAGTTTGTAGCTCCTTCTAAGAATGATCTGTACAAATACTTCCAGCCGCCTGCGCGTTGGAACGCTAAGAACCTGCCGGAGAGATACTACGAGGAGAAGGAGGAAAACTGGCCGTCACAGCTGGTCGATCGTTATTTGAACGGGAAGCATGAGGGCTACGAGGGATTAATTTATTCCTGCTTTACAGAACGGGATCATGTGAGAGAGGCGCCGAAACATGAAGTATGGGAGGGCGAATACTATGAAGGACAGGACTACGGAGTATCAGACAGCAATCCTATGGTATGGCTCTGGCTATGGAAAGCCCCGTCAGGTGCCATATATGTACTGGACGAATTTTACCGCACCAAGTGTTTACCAGACGCCGCTGCAAGTGCGGTACTCGCTAAAAGAAGCGTCTTAGGGATTGACAATTATATCAAAGGGACATACGGCTGCCCCAGGACTTTCCAGAAGGAAAAGGACGGCAAGACGCCGGCTGATCTGTTCAAGGAAAAGTGGAAAATCCATGTTAGGCCTAATCCGGTGCGCTTTGAGGTACGGTTCCCTAAAGTATTTAAGGCGTTTGATACGGGTGGCCTGTTTGTGTCTGAGAACTGCCCCAACCTTATATCGGAACTGCAGGGCTTGACTTGGGAGAACCAGAATACCGCGGCTGACCATGCTATTGAGGCGCTTGAAAGGGTTATAGACAAAATGGAGTATGGAGCAGGCGAGAGATGGGCACCTGATAAGCATAAACCAAAACACAGACCGCTTGCAGCTGGGATGCGCAGCAGGAGTTTTTAATGATACTTGATAAGTATATCAATAAAGCTGTTGAGAAGAAGCTTGCAGAGAAGGCTAAAAGTGAGTTAGGGACTACGGGGACACAGATATACTACGGCACCATATCTGGTGAGGAGTACAACGCTGATCTATCCGGTACTAAGATGTTTGATATATACGATAAGATGGTACGGACGGATGCACAAGTTAAAGCCTCTATGCTGGCCGTGTGGCTGCCTGTCAGGTCTGCTACATGGGTTGTAGAACCGGCATCTCAAGACAATCAGGATATACTTATCGCCGAAGACGTAGAAAGCCAATTATTCGACGGCGCGTTCAGCTGGAACCATAAGCTGGCCGAGATCCTCCGCTATTTGCAATACGGGTTCTATCCGTTCGAGAAAGTCTATGCTTTGGAGGATTCGCGGTATACCTTGAAGAAGCTGGCGCCGCGTAAGCCAAAGACTATACAGCGGTTTTATCAAGATGATTCCGGCGACTTAGAGTCTGTTGAGCAGTGGGCGTACTTTCCTGGTGGGACTTATAAGACCGTGCGTATTCCGGCTGAAAAGATATTGCTGTTCACGCATGACCAGGAAGGCGATAATTATATGGGTACGTCCCTGTTGCGGTCTGCATATCGTAACTGGTTCTTAAAGGACACCTTGCTCAAGATAGACGCTATCAAGCATGACAGGCTTGGTACGGGAATGCCGCATATACACCTACCTGAACAGGCGACCAATGATGACATTGACGCCGCTGAATCGGTGGGCGAGACATTCAGGACGCATGAAAAGGGCTATATCATTACAGTAGGAGAGCAGCAGTTTGAGATCCTGGACATGAAGGGCAAGGCCGGTTCTGATCTGATGCGCTCTATCAAATACCATGATACTGAGATAGTCTCGAATATCCTGGCCCAGTTCCTGCAGATGGGTAAGACAGAGACAGGCGCAAGGGCGGTGACTGAGTCGTTGCGTGATGTGTTTCTGCTATCCTTGCAGTCTATTGTAAATTATATCGAGGATGTATTCAACGTAGGCTTCGAAGGGCGCACGTTTATACCGGAGTATGTCCATCTGAACTATGCCAATGTGACCCAATACCCTAAGCTACGCTGCTCTAACCTGCAGGACGTCAATTACGATGTAGTGGCCCAGACGTTGGCGACTCTGGTTGATAAGAAGATAGTCCAGCCGGACAATGACCTGGAAGATTTTATACGTGAAAAGCTGGACCTGCCGGAGCGTAACGAAGAAAGCATACAAGAACGTAAGCCCATGCCTTTAGATTTGACACCTAAAGAGGATAAGGAAGAGGAAGAAGAGCCGAAGGACGTAGAGGCTTGCGGTTGTGGAGAGATACACCTGGCGGATCCGGACAGACCGTTCACGTTCTGGCGGCCCATGAATAAGCTGGAAAAGCAGTTTGGTATGGACGCAGTCAGAGACAGGCTTAACGACTTTAGAGAGAAAGCATTTGATATCGGAGACTCATACCGCATACAGATTATCAAGGCTATGACAGAGAAGGGCAAAAGCCTTTTAGCCTCCCATGCAGGCGTTAAAGACACTGCCGCTAAAATGGATAAGTACAACGTACCATTGCAGGGTAAGTTTGCCTCAGAGCTGATCAAGCCGTTGCGTGAGACTTTTGACTACGGCAAGGGGAAGATAAAGCAGGAGTTGGTAGCTCAGGACATTAAGCTGCAGGATGAGCTATACGAGGATGAGAGTGAGGCTCGTAAGGCGGTCCGGCCTAAAGTGGAAATGGCGATAGGACTCCTGGCCATGACCTTGTTGACTGAGTGGAAGCGGGAGATCCTGGCACAGAAGGCTGATAATGAGATTAACTCACAGAGACTTTATGAAGTTTTGGATAAGCTAAGTCTTAGGACGTTCAAGGATGAAATGCGTAAGCAGGTCAACCAGAATTACGGGCTTGGCCGGATGGTGGAGGCTCGGAAGCATAAAGACAAGATAACGAAGATTATACGCTCTGAGATCATGGACGAGAATATCTGTAATGAGTGTGTGGCTATTGACGGCGAAGAATTTACAGCAGACTCCGCATTTTCCAAGCTGTTCCGTAATGAAGGCTATGTGAACTGCGAAGGAACGGCTGACAGATGCAGGGGTACTCATTTTTATATGAAGGGTTAGTAATGCCAGAAAAGAAAAAGGTTAGAGAGTATAAATCAGCGGAGACCAGGGGAGTAGTCAAGAAGCTGGACCAAATAGAAAAAACGCTTGGTAAGATATTAACCGCACTTAAAAAACAGAAAAGCTGACGGAGACCCTATGGACGGCAGAATATTTATACCGCTGAAAGATATTGCAGGAGAGTTGAAAGATATTAAAATACTCTATGAGGGGAAGTTCAACCACGGGCTGTTCGGTAAGTTTGAATGTGACGGGACGGACCTGGCTCATGCGGTTGAGAATTTTTATAGTCAAATAGGCACCAGAGCGGATGTGAACGGAGAGCCTGTTCTGCCTGTCAACTTTGACCACGCAGGCGGTGAGAATGCCGGACTGATCAAGGGGTTGTATCTGGCTAATGAAGAACTGTGGGCCAATGTATGGTTTACCACGGATGCAGCTGACATGATAAGGGAGCGTAAGTACGGATGGATAAGCCCTGAGTTTTCCGAGGATTACCAGGATGAGAACGGGGCAAGGCACGGTTTTACCGTACTGGGGCTGGCATTAACTAATTACCCATTTTTAAAAAAGAACCAAATGGCAATAGCACTTTCTGACGAGGACCGGCTTATATTGACCATGCCAAAGGAAAGTAAACAAAAACAAAAGGAGAACGCAATGGAAAAGGAATTGCGAGAAAAGCTGAGCCTCTCAGAAGATGACAACGTGCTTGAGTTTGTCGATGGTCTGCTTGAGAGTGACGCAAAAGTGAAGGAGTTGAGCGAGGAAGTGGAAGAGCTTAAAGCCTATCAGTTGACGGCTGAAAAGCTTGAGGTGAAGGTGGCAAAGTTTGAAGAAACCGAAAAAGCCCTTAATGAGAAGATCGAGGCCTTGAAGGAGCTGGCCGAATTGGGCAAAAAAGCACAGATTGAACTCAAGGAAAAGGAAGCTGACAGCAGGGTGCAGAAAGCCCTTGAGGACAAGAAGATCACACCGGCGCAGGTTGAGGCTTTTAAGAAGCTGGCACTTAATGATTCGGTAATGTTTGATGAAATCGTAGGTAATGCTACGGAAGTCATCGACGATGAAGAGGTTGGATCAAGCGGTAACGAACCTGAACCGGAAACATTCGAAAAGGCTTGCAAGGAATATGCAACCGCTAACAAGGTTTCGTTTAACGAAGCTGTGAAGGTGATTAGCAAAGACAAGCCTGAATTGTTCAAGAAATATCGTAAATCCATAGGAGAATAACACATGGCAACAGGCGCATTTGGAAACGCAGTCCTTGACCTTACGTTCAAGGCTGCTGCTGACCTGTCCGATTACCAGTTTCATTTTGTCAAAATCTCAGCGGATCACACTGTAAACCTTTGTGGTGCGAATGAAAGGGCTATCGGGATTTTGCAGAACGAGCCTGATGCGGCCAATGAATCCGCTACTGTGCGGGTGCTGGGCGTATCTAAACTGGTGGCCGGAGAGGGCATTGCAGTCGGTAAAATGATCACGAGTAAGAGTGACGGACATGGTGAGGTGGCTGATGCCGCTTCTGAATGGGTAGGTGCACTTGCTCTTAAAGCTGCCTCGGATTCCGGGGACATCATTGAAGTTCTTGTAACGCATTTCGATGCGTACGAGAGTGACGCTTAATTCGATAGGAGGTAAAAATGCCTGACGCATATGCCGTACATCAGGATGCCGTCCTGTCGAATATGGCTGTAGCCTATTCACAGGAAGGCACATTTATCGCTGATAAAGTTCTGCCCGTTCTTAACGTGGCAAAGGAAAGCGATAAGTTTTATACTTTTGACAGAACAGATACTACGACTCTGCCGTTTACCCAGAGAGCCGACGGAGCAGAAGCTCCTGAGACCAGCTGGGATGTTTCGACTGATACTTACCAGTGCGAAGAGTATGCACTGAAAGACATCGTGACGGACAGAGCCAGGAAGAACGCGGATAGCCCGCTTGACATGGAAGGTGATACCACCCGCTTCCTGACCGAGCTGATCATGCTTGACAGAGAGCGCAGGGTTGCAGCCGCTGTGTTTAACGGGTCTACCTTTTCAAGCTATACCGCCGCACTGAGCGGGAATGACCGATGGGACGTTTACACCGATGCGGATTCTGACCCGCAGGCTGATGTCCAGACAGGCAAGAACTCGGTGCTTCTCAACACGGGCAAAATGGCCAATACCGTTATCATGGGCTATGAGGTTTTTGAGGATCTTATCCTCCACCCGAACGTGCTTGATATTATCAAGTATACGGGTACTTCATCGAAGCCCGCGACCGTTAACGAGACTACCCTTGCAGAGGCCTTCGGTGTGGAGCAGGTCCTGGTTGGCCGGAGTTCTTACAACTCTGCCGACGAAGGCGCAACCGCTTCTTACGCCTTCAACTGGGGCAAAAGCGTTATGATTGCTTATATCGCTCCTACCCCTCCGAGAAAAGGCCTGACGCTTGGCGCTACTTTCAGAGCGCAGCCGTTTAGCGTTTCTCGCTGGCGTGAAGACAGGCGTAAGGGCGACGCGATTGAAGTCTCAATCGTTGATGATGAAAAGATTATCGCAGCCGCTTGTGGTTATTACTTCACAACGGTTGTCAGCTAAATCCATATAGGGCGGGTTTCGGCCCGCCCGTTATTGGAGGTTTTATGAAAAGGAAAGAAATACACAATCCGAGAGGTGGCTATCCGGATTCTCGCAGAGGCTTCAAAGAGGATAAGGTGGCCGTACCGAAGCCGCCTCCGAAGGTTGAGAAAAAGACCGTAAAGAAAGAGGTCAAAGATGAAAAAGAATAAGTTGCTTGTTGTTCTTCTGGCGTTGGTGTTTATTGGCACAATGGCTTATACTATACCACGTGTAGAGCTATTGTCAAGAGGCGCTGCAAGGATTGATGGCAAGCTGTATCAAGGTGGCGATATTCAAATGGGTAGCGGTGAGATCCTCTCTAATTCCACGGACGCGGATCTTACGCTTACTTTCGATGATGACGCCGCTACGCTGGGTCAGGTGATATTTATATCGACTAACGACTCTGCGAATATTGCCGACAATGACTTACTTGAGATGCTTTTCAGGTTCTACGATGATTCGCTCGGTGCCACTGATTGGGGCGAAGTAGAAGTCAAGGCCACTGATGTATCCGATGAGTCAGAGGACTCTGAGATCCATTTCAAAGCATGGACCGGCGGCACGGCAGGGACCGCACTTGCTCTTGATGGCGATGGTGTCATGGCCAGGACCATTAATTACTTGGCCGACACATCCAGTGCGAATGATACATACGGTGGGACGATCACCCCGGCGCCCGCTGCTCTGACTGAAGGGATGTTTGTTTTCATGCAGACGGCAACGGCGAATACAGGCGCGGCTACGTTGGCATTCAACGGCCTTACCGTAAAGAATATCAAGACCGCTTCCGGTGCTGATCCGGCTAACAGTGATATCGTAGCATCTGGTATATCGCTCCTTGTTTATGATGGCACTAACTGGGTGTTGTTGAATCCGGCGACTACCTGCGACTAAGGAGTAGGGAATGCCTACTTATCCATTTTGTGTAATTGATGACGTACAGAAATATAACCCGCACCGATCAACTTACAGTGCATCGACTAAACCTACGTCTACGCAGGTCAATGAGTTCATGGATGAGATCGCTGCTCAATTAGTAGCGGTCTCATCAGATGCCGGCTATGATACGGACAACTTTACTGACTATTCACAGGTTGCTTTAGCAATTACAGCCGGTGATGATGTGGCCGTTGCTGTTACAACGGGTGACGGCTCGCAGTTTTCAACCGGCGACAGGGTTATGATAGCGGGCTTGTCTTCTGCGGCTGCACGGCAAAAGGAATACGCTATTGTCAAGTCAGTGTCTACTGATACCGTAACTCTTGATACGGTTGATTCTAATTACGCCGCCAGTTCGGTATATCTTTATCTGGTAAGCCGTGCGTGGGATACCTTGCGCAAGCTCAACGCTATTGGGGCGGCCGCCATGGCTGAACAATCCGCTCACATGGGTGTTGCTCCTAATGAGTCCGACCACGCTGAAAAGCTATGGGCGCAATACTACGGGTCCGAAGAAACCATGGACGGGCTCTGGGCTATCGCCAATATCGAGGGCTACTTAGTAGGAGCTACTGTAACCGGCGCCGCTGTTGAGAAGGCGTACATGAAGTCCTACGGGTCTGAGAACTCAACCGATGCGGACGTAGAGCCTCGGTTTGAGATTGATACGGATTTTTAGATGAAGGCAACGGTAAGGGTAGTTAATGGCCCTAAGTTTGAACGGGAATCCCGAAACTTTGCAGGGGCTATGCCAGAGACTATTAAAGATTCGTTCACTGTAATAAAGTCACTGTTTCATAAGTTTGAGCGGCAGTTATTCCAGACAGAAGGCGGTTCAGGTGAGCATGGCAAGTGGCCCGCACTTTCGAAGGCTTATAAAGCCTATAAGTCAAAGCACTATCCAGGCAAACCGATAATGGTGCTTGAAGGCGCATTACAAGCGTCTTTAGCCCGTGAAGGTACGGGCGCTATTAGGATATTGTCAAAGGCGGGTAATAAGTATTATATCAAGTTGGGGACAGATGTCACTGCTGATGGCTTCGATTATCCTGATTATCACCAATCAAAGGCCAGAAAAAAACGCAGGCCGATTGACCTGACTGCAGATCAGGCTAATAAGTTCGCCGAAGTCTTAAAAAACGGCGTAGAGCAAAGCGTGAGACAGACGGGACTTTTCGAGGTTGTTAATCTGCCCCGTGCAACGATGAGGAAATAATGGCTGCTAAGTTTATAGAACCTGTGCTTGATAAATTCAAGACTTTACTAACGACTAATTTAGATGCACAGGTTGCACTGGTCAACGCCGATTATGTTGACTTCGACATTGCCAATGTAAACACGTCTGATGTGTATGTCGGTAAAGTCCATGTGGTGGCGCCTGATGGGACGGTAACTTTGGTTATCTGGCCGGAGGATGCTCCGGGCGAGGATTCAGGCGCAGGGGCTGCCTCTGATGAAGTAATGCGGACACGCTACAGAGTGGTGGTTTATGTCTCGGTATACGGGCAAGAGGGAACAGACGATCCGCAAGATAAGTGGCGGGCGGTTTACCGGTATCAACGGGCAGTCATTCAGACTATTAAGGCGACTCATAACTTAGGCGGGACGGTGGATATGTGCCATTATGCAGGGTTGGTGTTTGGAAGTCCCTGGATATTAGAAGAAAACTCATACGTCAATCATGGTGGCGTAGTATTCGAAATCGAACACGAGGAGACAGTATGAAACTCGGAAAAGCAAAAATAGATGCGGGTGTGCCGCCTGCTGTCAATGAAATAAACCCTCATGACGGCGGCCCCCGTGCGATTGAAAAAGGTCGTATTTATGAAGTGCCTGATGACTACGACTTCAAACACAAGCAGGCATGGCTTGAACCTTATGATGAAAAGAAAACCAAAAAGCCGGAGGTAAAAGATGGCAGCTAAAACAGGTAGATCAGTAATAGCCGCTTATGAGCCGTCCGCTTCCACGTGGGGAACGGCTGTTGCCCCTGGCGCTCTGGATGGCTTGATTGTGAAAAACTTATCGCCACTAAAAGAGCCTGCTGAGATGCACCCTGAAGCGGCGGCGGGTTATCAGTGGCATGAGAACATCGACAAATGCCGTATTACAACTGCTCCTGAAGTTATGATGGACCTTCGGTGGTCTAACAGGCAGTGGTCGTTTATTGCTCAGTGTTTAGGGCTGGATACGGTGTCAGATACAGACACGCACACCATGACTTGTATTGATGCGATTGACGGTTCTGACAATTTCGGGACGCTGGCCGCAGAGGTCGGCGGGTCTTTAATCCATGAATGGCCCTCTGTTAAGCCCGTCGGGTTTACGATCGAAGGCCCGAACGGCGAAGGGTATCTTGACTTGACAGTCAGGACTATCGCAGACTGTCACCTACAGGGTGCGGATGCGACATCAGCCGCCGGCGATTTCGACGCTGTCACTTATATGCAAATTGACTCAGCTTTGTCAAAGAAAATTCCCTTCGGTGCTTTGAGGTTCCGGTTGAATACGGACGCGGGAGCGTTGGATGGGGATGATGACCTGAATATCAAGTCTTTCAACCTAACCTTTGACAGGCAGCTTTCGCAGGAGTGGGTCAACCGTGAGGCTTTAGCTGATGCCTGGAAAACCGCGGAGCCGATTGAGGACGGTATCCCTGTATGCACGTTTAACTTCGAGTTGGGCGATTATAACGCACAGACCTATATAGACATGCTGCAGGATGAAACTACATTCAAGGCTGAGCTTTACTTCCAGTATACCGCTACAGAGAATTTGACCATAAGTATACCCTCGATGAAAGTAGTGGATTCAGATGTATCAGTAAGCGGTCCGAACCGGATGCCTCAGAATATCCAGGGGCAAATGATGAAGGCAAGCTCTAACCCGACAGGCATGAGCAACACTCTGCTTTATATGGTGCTGCAGGACGAACAGACTGCTGCTTATGAATAAACAAGAAAGGAACGGGAGATATGCTTGATTTAGAGAAATTAGGCGAGGCGAAATGGGCGCAGTACGGCCAAGACAAGGACGAGGAAGCGTACCTTGTCAAGTTTGTTTCCGATGAGCGGGCAAGGCAAATATTATCAAAGAATGGTATAGAGCCTGACAAGGTTTTAGAAAAGATTGACGATCCTGACGTATATATGCTTTTGATCCATGAGGCCGTACAGGACTGGAAAGGCATATATAAAAGCGAAGGAAAGCCCTTGCCCTGCAACGAAGCGAATAGAGACCTTGTATTTAAGGAGTTCAGGCTCAGGGCGATGTTTGTTCTGGGCCAGTGCCGCTCTGAGAAACTGTTCATGGGTGAGCCGTCAAAAAACTCGCAGGCTTCGTCCGCCACAAAATAGATTACCCGTTTGACTCGCCGGAATACAGGCGGGAGGTAGGCGAAGTAAACTTGCCGGATATCCCGGAAATAAGCGGGTACGATCTCTTAGCTTTAGACATTTGGCAAGTAGTGAATGGGTTAGGACTTAGCATTTCAGAGGCTATTGGCTACATGGGGCTTGAGCTAAACACGGTTGAGAGGTACTTTGTATTGAAAAGGCTTATGGTTATCAAGAGCGAAATAGACAGGCGACAGACTAAGCCCAAGCAGCAAGACGGTTTTAAGTCTTACGAGGAGGATGAGTCTTGAGTTTAATTTTAGAAATTGAAGTCCGTGACGATGCTACGGCTAAGATAAAACGCTGGAAGGACTCAACGACTCAGGCGCATGATAAGGTAGGCCGTACTGCTAAAGAATCAGCCGGTAAGCAAGAGAGAGCTGCGGACAGGGTTAAGTCAAGCCTGGATAAGCTGAAAAAGGCGTACTTTGCTGTGGCTGCCGGAGTGGCGGCTGTAGGCGCTGCTATTGGTAAGGCCGTTACAAGTACTGCCGATTATCGTGATGAGGTTGCGAAGCTATCAAAGGCGACGGGATTATCGACCGAGGCACTTTCTGGATTTAGGTACGCCGCTGAAATAGGCGGTTCGTCTGCCGAAGGGTTTAGCAAGGGGTTGCGGACGCTTATAATGCGTATGGGGGATGTCCAGGAAGGGCTCGCAACATCTAAGCGGGCGTTCAACCAGTTAGGTGTTGATGTCCTTGATAGTACAGGAGCGCTGCGCCCTGCTGAACAAGTAATGCTTGACGTTGCTGATGCTATGTCAGGTATGACCAATGACACCGAGAAGGCGGCGTTAGCGCAAGAGATATTTGGGCGCTCCGGCCTTGAGCTGGTTCCCATGCTTTCCCAGGGCAGCGGTGCGATAAAGCTACTCCAGGAAAGAGCCGAGACATTAGGGCTTACATTCTCAGAAGTTGAGGGCCAGCAAG